GTACATGAATATGCTTGGCTTGCAAGGTCAGGCACCAACGGCTCGTTCTGAGGCTGAGATTCGCAATGCTTTGGCTGCCCAGTACATGCGCCCAGGCACTGAAGGCCGATATGAGACAAGCTACGCCGGAGGTTATGGCGGTGACGCTGGTGGTGAGCGTGTTTTTGTCCCTGGCACCCAAGGCGTATCAGACGAAGCCGGTTTGAACGCAGCCGTTCAAGCGGCAATGGCTCAAGATCAAGCAGCGCAGCAAGCCTATCAAGCCGAAAGGCAAGCCCCCGGGTTTGGCAAGTACGCCAAGGACTTTGGCATGGAGGACTTCCAGCAAGACCCCGGCTACGCTTTCCGCATGAGCGAAGGCTTGAAGGCGCTGGATCGTCAAGCAGCAGCTCGAGGTGGGCTTATCTCTGGTGCGGCGCTAAAGGGTGCGCAGCGATTCGGCCAAGAGGCGGCAAGCCAAGAGTACACAAACGCTTTTAACCGGTATCAGACCAACCGGGCCAATCAGCTTCAGCCGTTGCAGTCACTGATGGGGACGAGCCAAACGGCAGCTAACACGCTTGGCAATGCGGCTCAGGGCTACGAACAAGGCGCTGGTGAGGCTTACATGGGCGCAGGTAATGCTCGTGCTTCTGGCTACATGGGCGGCGCCAATGCGTTGACTGGTGCCCTGAATCAAGGCTTGAATATGTATCAGGATCAGCAGTATTTGAATAGGATGAGGCCAAGGGGTGGTGGCAATCCATTTGGAGGAGCCTTTAGCAGTGGCGCGGGGTCTATGGGTTTTGGCGGAGGTTCCGTCCAAGGCAATCCTGATTACTACTACGATCTTTAATCATGCCAATCGATCCAAGAATCGCAATGGGCTTCCAGCCCACCACACAGCTTGAGTCCCCTCTGAACCGGCTTGCCAAGTTCCAGCAGATCGAGAGCGGGCAGCGAGCCAATGAACTTGCCAATATGCAGATGCAAGAGTATCAGCGCGGCTTGCAGGAGCAGGAGGGGCTAAGGAATTATCTTGCTGGAGTTTCTGACATCAATCACCAGGTGTGTCCACTGGAGCGCTTAGGTATGGTCAGGCAGGAGCTGGCTTTGCCGAAACAATGGCTAAAAGAGCAAGCGAACAAGCCAAGTTGCGGGAAACCCAAGCAAAAACTGAATCTTCTCAATTTGACTTGAGTAGAAAACGCCTTGCCGCTGGATATCAAGCAGTCTCATCCGCCAAGAGTGGTGCTGATGTTATTGCCGCACTGGATGATGGCGTAAAGCAAGGTTACTTCTCGCAAGAACAAGCCGATGCGCAGAAGGCTGAAGTTGCTGCATTGCAGACCATGCCGGAATTCCAAAAGTGGCAACAAAACAAGTTGCAGCAGCTTGTTTCGGCTGAGAAGCAACTAGAAATGTCTAGTCCTAAGCCACAACAAGTCACGCTCGCCGATGGGACTGTCAAAATGGTTGACGTCAATCCTAACAGCCCGACATATAAACAAGCTGTTCAGACGTTTGAAACGGGCATTCGCCCCGGAATGGAAAGGCAACTTCAGTTGTCGCAAGCGCAACTTGATTTCCAAAAAAAGAAATTTTCAGAAACACAACAAAGATTGGGTTCTGCTACAAAAGGTCTTACAGAAGAAGAACAAACGGCAATCAACATTGGAGTGCAAGAAGGTCGCGTTGATCCTGGCAAAATCAATGGTAGAAACGCAAAGATTATTGCCGGAATGCTAATAAGCAATCCAGAAATTAACTTGCTAGAACTTGGTGTTTCAGCTGCTGGAGCAACAGCAGCAGAAAGATCATTGGCAACTCAAACAGCAAAAATGTCTACTGCCGCAAATGAGGCAGGAAAAATGATTGACGTTGTTAAAAACTTATCTGACAAAGTTAGCAGAACTGAATATCCAACAATTAACTCAATTGTTAACGCTGTTGATAAAGGCACTGGCGGCAAAGAGATTGTTCAACTTAATACATCAATTAACGCTCTTGTTAACTCTTATGCAAGAGCTATTAGCCCAACTGGACAACCTACTGTTTCCGATAAAAACCATGCTCGTGAGATTATAAATTCTGCTTACTCTAAGGGTCAGATTGGAGCAATTCTTGATGTTATGCAACAAGAAATGGACATTGCTCGCCATGCAGCAGGAACAGCCAGCTCTGAACTGAAATCTATGAGAGAAACGCAACGTGGTAGGCCGCCAGCGGAAACCAAGCCATCTACTGCCGAACCAGGAAATCGCCCATCTCTAGATGATATCTTTGGAGGCAAAAAGAAATGAATGCTTCTGTTCAAGAAAAAATCAACAAAGCAAGAGATGCTGGATACAGCGACGATGAAATAGTACAGTTTCTTGGTAAAACTCCAGACTTTGGGCCTAAGCTAAAGACTGCAATTGATGCCGGGTACAAGCCAGATGAAATCTTGGGGCATTTGTCTCAACCTGCTGAAGTTGCGCCTAGTGAAGGAATGCCTTCACAGAAACGTTTTGATTACGCAAGTTCTACTCTTGAAGAAAGACGCGCCGCAAGAAAAGCGGGGATACAAGCATCTAAAGATTTTAGAGCCGGTATGGTAACTGCTGTCCCGGAAATTGGGACTAACATACTAGGCATAATTCCTGGCGGAGAACGGGCTCAACAATCAATCTCCAACTTGCTTGCGGGAGTGCCAAGCGATGTGCCATTTGAACCAAATGCTGGAAGGCAGGCAATACGCTCTCTTGCGCAAGACGTAACCGGCGGAGATCCCAACTCTCCAATGGCTTCATTTGCCAGAACAGGCACACAAATTGGCTTGACTCTTGGCGCTCCCGGTGCGGCGGCTAAAACGTTGCAACTTGGGGCAAAAGCTGTCCCGGCAGCATCAAAGTTCCTGACTCCAGCAGCGGCGGCAATTGAGTCCGGCGGATTTGGCGCAAAGTTGGCAGAAAACAGACTTGCTGATTTGGCGCTTCGCGGGTTGGCCGGCGGGGCTTCTGGTGCTGCAAGCATGGCTCCAATTGATCCGGAAAGTATTGGCGCTGGTTTTGGGTTTGGCGCTGCGTTACCAACGATTGTTAGACCCATTGCCGGCGCTTACAAAGCAGTTGCCCCTTGGGTCAAAGACTTGTTTGATGCCCAACTAAAAGCAGCAAACATTGCTCGGCAGACAGCGGGTCCAGAATTGGCGGCAATTCAACAAGCTGCACGTGTTGCGCCATCAACTGAAACAGCAGCCCAAGCCGTTGCCGGGGTCGATCGGGCACAGATCCAGTCGTTGGGTGCCGCAGTTGCAGAAAGGGATGCATCTAATGCTTTGCGTAGAAAGCTAGGGCAGCAAACTGCTGTTGAAGAAAACGCACTTACTCGCATGGCAGGCGGCCCAACTCAGACAGCCGCTATGCAAGAGGCCGAACGGATGAAAGCGGCTCTCAATGCGCAAACTGGCTCAATGCGTGAACAAGCTATTGGCGGAGCAAATAAGACAACCGCTACAGTTCAGAAAGCAGAAGATATAGCTAAGAGAGGCCGTGAATTTGGCGTCCCTCCTGGAGAATCTAACGCCTATCTATACCCGCCTGGGTCCACAGAGCGTGAAGTTGCTTTGGCGACTGCAAAGAGTGCAGAGGATCGTATTGCCTCAATTAAGGCTGCTGGTCTTGAGCCTTTGAACGTCAATGGCATGGTGTCCAGCATTGAAAAGAAACTGAGCACTCCAGACATTGGCATTCCTGATTTGAATGCAAAAGCATTGAACAATGTTGCTTCCAAACTCAGGGAATGGTCTGATAAGAACGGAGTTATTACTGGTGAAGCTCTGTACGCCATTAGGAAGAGTGCGATCAATGACGTGATTGATGCACTGATGCCGAATGCATCGCAAAGTGCAAAGAATGCCCGCGCTGCCAGCGTCATGACTGAAGTCAAGCCAATGATTGACAACGCAATTGAAAAGGCAGGCGGAAAAGGATGGAAAGATTACTTGCAGACCTACGAAATGGGTATGCGAGGAATTGACCAGACCAAGATGGCTGCGCAGTTGATGGATCTTTACAGAACGAACAAGCCTGCGTTTGCAAAGCTTGTTGGAGGAAATGACACTGCCGCCGTAGAGGCAATCTTTGGCCCTGGGAGCTACGACATTGTTAGGGAAATGGGTTCAAAGATTGAGAATCTTCGCCCAATTGCCGCAAACATTGAACGCACTGCATCAATGGCTGAAAAAGCCAAAGCAGGTGCAACCCATCTGCAAGAGATCATTAAGGCGAACACATCAGGCTTTCGGATTCCATCTATTGTCCCAAAGTCCACGGTCCCCAACGCTGTTTTGGCGGAGATGCAAAGCAGATTGAGCACTAAAGTTTTGGATCAACTGGAGCGAGGCTTTCAATCTGGCGCAAGCTTGAATGAACTTCTTTCCAAGGTCCCAACTCAGCACCGCGACTTTGTTGCTCGCGCTATCATGCGCTCACTGCAATCAATGGGCGGCGCAAGAGGTCTGCCAGCAAACATGCTGGCACCATCCAATCAGAATGCCCTCAGTCAAAACCAGTAACAGGACCCAACAATGGAATCTCAATTCATCTTCAACATTGCCGTCAGCGTAGCTGGCTTCTTCGGTGGTTGGATCTTGAGCCACATCTACCGGACGATTGAACGGTTAGACACTGATATTAGAGGTATGCCGACTAGATATGTTCGCAGAGATGACTACAGAGATGATATGAGCGAAATTAAAGCTCTTTTGGGCAAGATCAGCGACAAATTAGATCACAAGGTAGATAAACCATAATGCTTACGCTCATCAGCACCATTTTCTCGTTCCTAGCTGGCGGCTTGCCTAAATTCTTGGATTTCCTCCAAGATCGAATGGACAAAAAGCAAGAAATAGAACTTGCGAGGATGCAGATTGAGCGTGAGTTACAGTTGCGCAGGCTGGGCTTTGACGCTCAGGCTAAGTTGGAGGAAATACGGAGTGTGCAGATTGAAATGGAAACGGCCAATCAACAGATCCAATCTCGGATTGGCGCTCAGGTTGAAGAAACCAAATCCATCTACGTTCACGATGTGGCCTTGCAAGACGGCACCAGTCAATGGGTCAGGAATCTACGCGCCAGTGTCCGGCCCACGATAACCTACGGGTTTTTTCTGCTCTTGGTCTTGATTGACATTGGGCTATTCGTGCATGGCGTGAGAGTCGGAGCCTCGTTTGATGACTTAGCCGTCCAACTCTGGGATGAAGGCACCCAAGCGTTGTTTGCCTCGATCATAGCGTTCCATTTCGGTGGGCGAGCCTTCGGTAAATGAAGACCTCCAAGGCGGGGATTGACCTCATTAAACACTTTGAGGGCGTCCGGCTCAAGCCCTATAAGTGCCCGGCGTTGCTTTGGACTGTTGGCGTTGGGCACGTTCTTTACCATGATGAGCATTACCTCTCAATGGATGGCCGAAGGCACTTCCCGCTAAAGCCAGAGCATAAACGTAGTTTCACCGAGGCTGAAGTCAATGAACTTTTACGAAACGACCTTTATCGTTTTGAATCGGGCGTGGCAAGATTATGTGGAACAAACTTGCCGCAATGTCAATTTGATGCTCTGGTTAGCTTCGCCTTCAACCTCGGTCTGGGGGCATTGCAAAGATCAACGCTCAGAAAAAAACTGACCCGAGGCGACATTAAAAGCGCGGCGGATCAGTTCTTAAGGTTCAGCATTGCAGGCGGTAAAGTCCTGCCGGGTCTGCAACGGCGTAGAGTCGCCGAGCGAGCTTTGTTTCTAGGGCATCAGATAGATACCAAAGAAGATTGATAGTGTAAGAACAACAAGCAACAGCCTTGCAATAAGCGAAATCATGTGATCTTCTGCACATGTGCAGTTACGACCTTGGCAACAGTTGCCATTGCAGCTCATATCTCTTCCCCTTGTAGTCGTTTAGCCACCAAAGTTGCGTACCCTGCCACATCTACCCAGTTGTCATCATAGTTTTCATCGCCATTCACGATTCTAGCGATCTTGTGACAAATCATGTCTAGTGCCTCTTGCTGGTCTGCTTGTAGCAGTTTGCCTCGGCGCTTCAAATGTATGTTGATTGTGAATTTAAGGTCTTGAGAGACCTCAGCGTGCTTTGCGAAGACCCCGTACCGGCTGCCGCGCTCTTGCAATGTTTCGTCAATGTCTGCCACGTTTTTCCTTATCTGTATTTAATTGGTGTTCCGAGCTGAAACACGCTGTTTACCATCTTTGATTTTTTCGCCTTGTATCTGCGCTGATTTTCGGCAGGGGATGGTCTAGGCGCTGGCTTATCCTTCTTGTCTCCAAGAGCATAAATTGCTCTGGGATACCGCCTAGCTCCTTCAGCGTCGTGAGTCCATCCACAGATGTAAATCCGTTTGGGCTTTGTAACGCCAGCCCTCATCAGGCGCCCGAGGATGGCTCCGCTTTTTTGTTTTGTGGTGCCAATGTTGTGGCATATTTCCACCGATGTCATAGGCCCAAGTTCTGCCAGCGCCTTGAGCATTTCTTCCCCTCTGCCCCATTTTTTTTCCATTTTGCCCTCTAGTCTTTAAGTGGCGGGGGCGCTGGGCGCACCCAGCTTACCTCTACGAGACCCCCAAAAACTTACAGCAGCTTGTCAATCTTTGCTTCAAGTACACCATTGCGGTGGTCAATGATGTACTTCCCAACTTGCTCGGCAGTCATCAGGCCCTTGTCAAACTGCTCGCAGGCCCAGAGCATTTCGCCAGCGTCCAACTCTGAATAGCACATGTCGGACGCTGCTTTAGCGCGGGCTGCTTCGTAACGAGCCTCTGTTGCCTCTTGGCGCTTGAAGTAGTTGTTCAGGTCGTGGTCGTTAGAGCAAAACATTCGGAGTCCTTCCGGTCGTTTGGTTGCGATGTGTGTATTGTGCAGCGGCTACAGTGCATTGTCAATTACTTTATGAAACGGCTTTACAACAACGTCTGTTTCCCGCCCTCTCCCGGCCAGCAACTCGCGCATTCTTGCCTCCGTCTTGATGTGGCATTGCAACATTGTCCTAGCAGGCAGTGTGCGGATTGCCTCGGCGTAGTCTTCCAGCACAGCGCGGATAGCGGCAATGCCTTCGCCGTTCAGCCTGAGAACTTTGTGCGTCTTGTACCGCTCTCCAGCTTCTGCTAACGCTTTCACAGCGTCTTCTAAAAGCCCGCTGGCGTCTGAGCACGCGCCCATCTCAGTCAAAGTTTCCATCATGTTCACAGCATCAGAACACGAAATCCAATCTTGAAACGAGGGGTTCTCAGACTGCTCAAGAGACCTCAGCCCCTCGTACATCCTCAGCAGTTGCCACTGTTGTTTTGCTACTGGCATCGGATCAGTGCCGCTTGCCATCAGCACATCCCAGTGCGTGTAAGTTGATCTTGCCTGCTTATGTTTTCTCATTTTTGAACCCCATGATTTGATTTTTTGCGTCCTCGGCACCCTTGCTGACAATGACAAGGTGCCCAACTCCGCGCAAGTACGCTATCCAGTCCGTTTGTTCTGGGCTGACAACGCCACCCTTTTGCCTCTTCATCTCAATCCACATCAGCCACTCTGGAATGAAAAGATCAGGCACTCCGGAAGCTACGCCTTCCACCTTAAGCCTAGCGGCCGTGGCAATGCTCCTGGCGCCACCGTTGGGAATAGCAAAGATACGAACGCCTTTGTGAGTCTGGCGGAACCACTTCACAAATTCGCGTTGTTCTTCGTGTTCGGTCGGGATGTTCAAAACGGAACCTCCTCAATCCACTCGGGGCATTTGTTGAATGTATGAGTAAACTCATCCGGCGGTTTCATGTCAAACAACGCACACCAGCCATCATCCCCGTAGTTGTCGCAGGTGTGGCAGCACCTCGGGACAGGCTCTTTTTTTCTTGCTCTGAAAAGAATTACAGCTTGCGGTTCTGGCGGTCTCATTTCCACTCCCTTCTGATTACTCTGAAGAATTTGCCATCTTTTTTGTACTCGACAAAGGCGGGAGGACGTGAGCCCGCCATTGATTTCACTGCTTCATCTAATCCCTGCGCATTCGTCTGGACTCCCGCTTGCCGGGCAATCGTCACAAAGTTCTGAGCGGCCTTCTGGCCCGCGTAACCATCATGCAACACTGGCAGATACTCAGTCACTGGCGGATCGCTCAGGCCCCCGTAATACGTCACGGCGAGCATCTCTTTGCCACTTGTGCGGCCTAAGTGTTTGCGCCAGTTCCAACTCGTTACCTCCAACTCCAGACCCTGGATGCCCATAATGTCATCCATGTGCAGCACCAGTTCCTTCTTTGCTGGTGGCGGGAATTCGTGACCGCAGGCCGGGCACTTCAATGCCGATATCGCACAAAGCTCATCGCAGTTCTCGCACACTTTTACTGGCGCCTCACCATCCCCTGAACCTGCCTTCTTCGGGGGCTGTACATTCGTGATAGGGCCATGCGTACTCACCACTCCGGCAAAATCGAGCACTAAGCAATGGTCGGTGTGGCTCTTTGGTCTCATCCCTCGGCCTGCCATTTGAACGTAAAGACTGGCGCTCATTGTTGGTCGAAGCATGGCAATCAGGTCAATGTCCGGGTAGTCAAAGCCTGTTGTAAGCACGTTAGCGTTGGTCAATGCTCGGATCTCTCCGGCCTTGTAACGGGCCAAAATGCTTTCACGCTCCGCTTTCGGCGTATCCCCTGTCACACACTCCGCAATAATGCCGTAGGCGGTTAGCGTATCGGCCACAGCTTGGGCGTGCTTCACCCCTGCGCAAAAGAACAGCCACGCCTTACGATCCCCAGCCAAATTAACAACTTCTTTAACAGCAGAAATATTGTTTGCATCGGTGTTCACAGCGGCTTGAAGCTCTGCCTCGATGTACTCGCCACCCCGCTTGTGTACGCCTGTCGTATCAAGTTTTGCGTCGGTTACTTTGCTGCGAAGCTTGGACAAGTGGCCTTTATGCACCAGTTCTTCAATGCTTACCGGCTCAATCAGATCGTCAAAAATGGCGGGCTTGTCCGTGATAAGGCCGTGACCTAGACGGTAAGGCGTGGCAGTAAGCCCCACGACTCGCATTGCCGGATTGATAGCTTTCAGATCGGCCAGCAATGTCCGATAGCCCCCCTCTTCCTTATGGTTCACGAGGTGGCATTCATCAATCAGCACAAGATCAATGTGGCCCAGCTCCTTTGATTTCGTGCGCACTGACTGGATCCCGGCGAAAGTAATCGGTTCCCCGAGTTGCTTCCTGCCGATACTTGCGCTATAAATACCCATTGGCGCCCCAGGCCAATGGAGACGCATTTTCTCCGCGTTTTGCTCAATCAGTTCCTTTACATGGGTGAGCATCAGAACCCGGGTCTCAGGCCACTTCTGCAAAGCATCCTTGCACAGCGCGGCCACGATGTGGCTCTTTCCTGAGCCAGTTGGCAGCACTAGGCAGGGATTGCCTTCGTTGCCTGCCTCAAACCATGCGTAAAGCTGGTCGATTGCTTTTTGTTGATAGTCACGGAGCATCATTAGCCTCCGAGGAATCTATAGGCTGTTGCCGCTTGGAGCGGGACTTGGGCGTTACCCAATCCTTTGAGGCGGTGAACCCTATCGGAAATCCCATCAGCCATTCGATCCACAACGGATTCAACTTTCCACCAACTTGGCTCGCCAAAGTCGGAGTATTGCGCTTTGCCTCGCTCGGAGCGTTCGATTCTTTGGCGTTGTGCGCTGTTGGCGTTGGCCACATCTGACGACCAACAATCGTCTCCAGATTTGGAAATCGTTTGCTGTCCCATGCTGACTCTGGTGTTATCGTGGATGCCATTGCCGAATTGGCTCGGGGTGTCGGCCAAATGTGATTCCATTTCCCTTGCGCCACTTCCACTAAATTCTTTGGGCCATTTGTGTTTGATCTTTTGTTCGGCGCTTCCATTGCTGCTGTTGGAGTGGGTAGCGAGTAGGAACCATCTGTCTCTGTGATGCGGCGCTCCGACATCGGATGCACGTATGCAGAGCCACCTTGTGTCATACCCCAGCGCGGCCAAGTCTCCGAGTACGGTTCCCAATCCGTTACTAAGGATTGCTGATACGTTTTCCAAAAAGAGTTGCTTTGGTCGTACCACGCCAGCGATCCGCAAGACTTCTCTGTAAAGACCTGATCGGGTTCCCTCAGATACGCCTGCCTGCTTTCCAGCAACGCTAATATCTTGGCAAGGGAATCCTGCATGAATGCAATCCACTTTTCCGGCGTATTCGGATGGATCAAACATTTGAACATCCCCTTCCCACACTCGCAGGTTGGGAAACCATCCGTCTGCTGCTCTTTCTCTGAGGATTTGGCAAGCATATCCATCCCATTCAACAGCGATAATTGGCGTGTGTCCAAGGATGAGGTCTGCAAGCAATCCTCCGCCGTGCCCTGCAAACAAATGCATTGTTTTGGTTTCATGTTTCATCCCGTCACCCTAGACCCCGGCCATTCGGCCCTAAGTTTCTGAACTTCTTCATCTGCACAAGCCTCTGCGTTGGCTAACAGTTCCTTGCTTGAGTAGACCCCTTCGCCCGGCTCGCCGTTAGCCATCTTCTTGCCGCCGATCAGGTAGACGGCCTGCCATTCGCTCTTGCTTTCTTTAAGTTCCCAAGGCACAAGATCCGGGTGCAATACATGCGACTCACACCCTGCATGTTGTGCTTCAACCGGAATCAGGTCATCCCAACGTGCGCAATGCCAAGTATCGTCACTTAGCGCAGAAGAATGGGCGCAAGTGCGGCAGTTAACTTGCTTCGTCGTCTTGCTTCCAAAGCATTGAT